GTATTAAAAAATGCAGGATCAATTGGCGCAGCAATGTGTGTAGGCCAAGGAGTGTTTGGTACTAGCGATGATGAGATTAGAGTTATGAAAGAAGCCGAAGCTCGTAAACGTGCTCAGGGCTGGAAACCATTGAACGAAAGATAATATGCATACCATTGAACAACTAACTGAAACATTCTGTGACAACTTTGTTAATAGCTACAGAGCGCACAGTTGCCATTTCAACATTAAAGGTGAGAACTTTTATAGTAATCATAAGCTATTACAAAAGATTTACGAAGACAGTGAAACTACCCAAGACGACTTGGGTGAATTGATTCGTGCTTTAGATGAACTAGCACCAGAAACAATCACTGACATTCTTGGTATGGCTAGTTTAGATGATACGATTGCAACAAGCACTGATGCCAATAATTTGCTAATTCTTGTACTTGATGGACAAGAGCATATGATTAACAGTTATGGTAAACTAATGATTGTTGCTAGTGACGAAGGTCATGATGACGTAGCAAACTTTGCACAAGACAGAATTCGTCAGCACAAAAAGTTTGCTTGGATGCTAAAATCTAGTTTAGAGTAATCGTTTGTATGCAAAAGAACCGCGAACTGAGTAACCACGCTTCTCATGCAATTTCAAAAATGCAGTTTGGTCGTGTCGCATGGTTGTTGAACAGACGATTACATCATTTACAAGTTTTGCGTATTCTTCCCAGAGAATCATCATGTCTGATATGATTTTGACACGAAATCTAGGAGGTAGGGTTAAATCTACGTGAGCCATTTTAATGCAAGTCATTCTGTCTAAGCTCCATGCAACAGTTTGATTTGCTACAACCCAAGTATAAGCTAAGATATTACCATTAGTATCTTTGCATATACTTAAAAGTTCTGAAAGGGGACTATAAGTTTGATTGATAATTGCGTAAGTAATGTTTTTACTAATTGCAAAGTCTGAGGGAACAAAGATTTGGTCCACCTCAGGTATAAAGTGTGTCTTAGCTAGATGTGCTATTGCTGTAAAGTCTTCTCCGGTTGCCGGAGTCCATGAATATGATAACATTGCGATGCCTTTCAAACTATTATTTAATAGAGAATAAATATTGATATGGAAAAGAAAACAACTGAAAAGAAAGTAGTTAAGCAAAAGCAAGTCAACAAGCCTAATGGTGGACGTGGCGGTGCTAGAGTTAACGCAGGTAGACCAAAGGGTTCTACTGAACAAGTTACAATTGATGGTTTGCTATTAACACTTAAAGATAAGAGTGGTGGCAAGTCATATGAAGCATTGTTAGTTGAAGATTTCTTGGGCGCTAGGTCCAGTGGAGATACTCAACTAACAGTAAAATATCATAACCTAATTCTAAACAAAGTTATGAACAGTTTAGCCAAGATTGAAGTGACTGATTCAGCAGATGCAGTTGAAATGAAACAACAAGCGTTTGCAGAAGCATTAGCCAAGATGACTGGGTTAAAGAAAGACTAAATACTATAAAGGAAAGTCAAAATGAAAGAAAATTCAGGTTTAGCATTTAACGGTCAAGGCGGCGCAGGTTACACTCGCGGCAAAACAGGTGAATGCGTTAATCAATATACAGGTAAAGCCAATGACGGCAGTCTTATCAATAAGGGTCGTGGTCCAACTACTGCAGGTGTTACTGGCAAACATGCAGGTCCATCTACAGCTAAAGGTACTGCTCAGTATCGTGGCGTTGGTGGTACAACTGTTAAAAAGATGTCTCCAGAAGCTAAAATCAACGTAGGACGTGGTCCAACGAAAGGTAACCAATAATGACTGTTTATCAAATCTCAGGTACAACCATAGAAATTGATGGTGACGGTGCCTCAGGCACAATTGAACTAGCCAACACTATTAACCCAATTACAGGTGGAATGGGTGTTGGTACTGTTAGAATCTTAAATGATGGTTCAAACAACGCATCAATCTCTTTTACACCATCAGACGTAACATATGAATTTCCAGATGTTGCATGGACAACTGATAGCGCAAACGGTGCTAACGCATTGTTCAATGTAACAGTTACTAACTCTGCTTACATCGTTGAAATTATCGACGGCGGCGCAGATTTTGAAGCTGCTGACACTATTACAGTATTAGGTACTGAATTGGGTGGAACAACTACTGCTAATGATTTAGTAATGACTGTTAGTTCTGTCACTGCTGGTGCAATTAGAACAGTTACCTTAGCAGGTACTCAGTTATGGCCCCAGTCAACAACAGGTGATTTTACAATGTTGCCTAACAGTGTTGAGTTCGTTACGGTAACAAACACCCCAAGCATTGGTTGCACTTTCCAAGCATCAACGGGCAATTCAGGTAACGTGTATATCACCCCAGTAACAATCGTAGGATAATAAGGAAACAAAATGAGTAATCCACAATCAAAACCAATCAACCAAAAGCGTGGTCCTACTACTGGTAACAGTGGTACACCTAGCAAGCGCTCAGAGTTCATGGCTGAAAAGTCAAAGAGTTCTAGCGAAAAAGCTACTCTAGCAAACATGGTCACATCAGCATTAGAAATGCGTGGTCGTGGTCAGTTCGGTGGTCGCACAAACCCAGCATTAGAAGGTTTACATTCTAACACTGGACCTAAACGAAATCCTACTGCTAGTAAGAAGTGATAAATACGTAACGGGATGACATTGGGTTGTCCCGTTATTTTGAAATGAAAGATATAAGAAATGAAAAAGAAAACAACAAAACCAACCACCGAAAACATTTGGGACGCACCAGCAGAAGATGTGCTTGACTCAGTTACTGAGACTTTCAACGAGAAAGCACAAGAAGTTATTGAGCAAACAAAACCCAAAGCAAAAGCACCAAAGTCGTTAAACTCTATTCAATTTGACTTAGAGGGATTGATGACAGACTTCCCAACAGCAAAAGAACTTGAACGATTTGTCTTTGACGAGACAGGTATTGTATTGAACTTAAAAGGTCGTGCAAACAAACTCAAGTATCAAATCGCTATGGATGTATTGAATGGTGATGAAGTTGACCCAGTATTCTTGGGCGACAATAACCCATACATTGACAAAACAGAACTAGTTCCAGTTGAAGAACTTAAACCAAAACCAGCACGTGACAAGTCATTACCAGCTCGCTCACATATGCAGAACAGCTTCTATTGTCCAATGATTCCTCATCCAGATGATACTATGAGAGCACAAGACAAGAAAGTTCATATGGTCTTTCGCAAGTACGACAATGGTATGATTTCGTATGAGATTCAAGGTCCATTAGAACAGATTCCTCATGGTGAAAAGATTAACAAGTATGGTAAAATCGTACCTGAGATTATCAAGTGGGTAGATCCTCGCACTGGCGAACAAGTTGTCATGCGTGAAGATGGTACACTCACACAACAAGGTAAGCGTTTACGTGCTTTGATGCAAACTAAGAAAGTCAACAAGACTAATCAATGGGATGTATGGATTGACCGTGAGTTCTTGTCAGTAGACAACTCAGTGTTGAACAACGTTTGGGACTTAGGTAAATAATATGTCAGTATTAGATTCAAATGGAAACGAACGTAAAATCATTCGTGTTGCAAAAGACGAAGTGCGTGACGCCGTTAAAAAGAAAGAAGATATTATGTTTCAAGAAACTAAGATTCTTCAAAAAGTCAATAAGGTTCACAGGGAGGCTTTCAAAGAACGCTTCCCAGGACAAATTGAACATTGCATGAGATTAACTGCTGAACGACTACAAGCTGTATTGACTAAAAAGCCTACAGACTTGACAGATACAAGTACTTGGAGTGGCACACCTGACGAAATCTTAGCATTAAGTCACGGATTGTATTACTTGAGTATTATGAATCAACATTACCCAGTGGAAACAGAATGACAAACATAGCTTGTACAGAAGACTCAGGATTTGACATGACTGGCACCGTAATTAATGATGACCAAATTCATATTAACTTTCGCTATAATAAAGACGATTGTGAAGATGTTAATATTAGCTATATCTTTACTACTGAAGAAGCTATAGCGTTAAGAGATGCGTTAACTGAACTTATAGGTGAATAAATGTTAGGGCAAGAGACCTTGATGGCTCGTGCTATTCGGTGGGTCGTTGATAAAAACGACCTTACCGTTGATGCATTGAGTACAATTAATGGACCATTGAAAAATCAGTTAATGGATCTTGCAATTGATGTTGCGGAAGATATGAAGTTTAATGAAATTAAATACTTCAGACCCTTTGAACATCAAATGAGATTCTTTGCTACGGGCAAGTGTGAGCGTAGGGGCATTCTAGCTGCTAACCGTATTGGTAAAACAGTTAGTACTTGTTTTGAAACAGCTTGCCACTTAACTGGCTTGTATCCTGAATGGTGGAATGGTTATAGATATGACAAGCCCATAACTTGCATGGTAGCAGGTGAAGGTTGGTCACAGGTTGCTCTAGTACTTCAAAATGAATTACTGGGCACACAAGATATTAAAATTAAAGAGAACTTAGGTACAGGTGCGATTCCACGAAAAAATATTGTTATTGATACTATGCGTAGCGACGGTGCAAACTGTATTGGTGTGGAAATCAAGCACGTGTCGGGAGCGAACAGTTATCTCTTGTTTGCAAACTACACCCAAGAAGTTCGTCAGCTACAAGGTTTCAAATTAAACTTAGCTGTATTTGACGAGCAACCACCAGATGACTTCTTCTCAGAAATTGTTACTCGTACTGCTACGACACAGGGTAAAGTATTATGTTCGTTCACGCCGCTTAAAGGATTGAACGGTCTTGTTTCAAAGTTCTGGAACAAAGAAGAAGGATATGAGTTTATTCGTGTTGCTTGGGACGATGTTCCAGAATACGATCCATGGGGTCAACCATTCTTATTAAATAGTACAAGACGACAATTAGAAAAGGATTATCTTCCACATGAACGTGAAGCACGTATTGCTGGTAAACCTGTTATGGGTAAAGGTGCTGTGTTCCAATTGAACTCATGGCCTACATACAAGACAGGTGAGATTGACTTTACAAGAATGCCAAACATTCATCGCATCATTAGTCTTGACTTGGGACTAGTTAATGATAAAACAGTTATTAGTTTAATATATTGGGAACCAAATGAACGAACAGCATATCTACACCGTCAAATCGTTGTTCAGGGTATTGAAGAAGCTGTGCCAACCCAGTATATCAACCATTTACTCAGACCCGAAGTCTTTGGGACACCAATTGTACTTCCGGCAGATGCTTCTACGTCTGGACGATATACAATGTCGTCAAACTCCATTAGAGAGTTGTTTGAAAGTTATGAACTTAATGTTTACGAAAAAGCGATAATGAACCCACCGGATAGTCAGGGACGAGTAACTAATCACAAAGCGTATGGTATTAACCAAATGCGTCAGATGTTAGAAGTTGGTTCATTAATGGTCAATGAAAACTGTACTCAGTTCTTAACTGAAGCACAGAACTATTTCGTTGATGAGAAGGGTCGTTTTAGCGATCCTGACGATTGCATTGACTCAGCAAGATATGGATTATTAGGATGTCTTCAGGGAATTGCAGAACCTTGGGACAATAGAACTCCAGCTCAACGTATGGCTGCTCAACGAGACAGATATATACAAAGAGATGATAGTAATAAACCGGCATGGAAGAAAGCATATTCAGCATGACAAGTAAATTTCTAGTTATGGTAGGGGATGTCCCTACTATTATGTGTGAAGAACACGCAAAAATGTTTGAAAAGATGATGATTGTGGGAGACTTACCTCATACAATCATTGAAATGGAAGAAGCAGAAGCAGAACACAGTGTCTGTCAAGTCTGCGAACTAAAAGAAACTAAGGATGAGTTATCTCGTCCTAAAATTGTATTACCAGGAGAATTTTAATGGGCAAGGGATCAAGTAGACGCAAAGAAGACAAACAAAAGATTAACGATAACTGGGACCTCATTTGGGGCAAGAAAGATATCAAGGAAGAGAAGTCTGAAGAAAAACTAGAAATTCCAGCAGAAACAGAAGATTCTACGAAGACTAAATAATAGATTACAAAGGACTTCTAGACATGCTAGATATTAAGAATATTCCCGTTGAAGACATTAATCAGAATCGCAAGATTAACGAACGCTTTGTACGGATGAAGAATTTAATGGATGTGAAGATGGCTTCATATCTTCGTTACTTAGGAACTAAGAATGCGGTTAACCGAGCTAGTGATTATCATTACTTGTGTTTGGCTGTCACTGATAGTACAGCTCCTGTTAATGGTATTGACTATATCCACCCTAGTGTAAAGCCTGTAGTTGATTATGCTACTGCTGTTATCACAAAAGGTTTACTACCAAACGGAGAACTAAATTTTGAGTTTGTAGCTGATTCAGAAGATGATGAAGCAGCAGCACGACAAGCAACTGACATGGTCAGTAAAGTTGTCAATCAAATGAACGATCCACACTTTATCTTAGAACGTTGGGTTATGGATTCAGCAATGCACAAAAACGGCATGATGATGATTAAGCCCGTGCGTGAAAAGATTACTCGTTATGTTGACACAGAAGGTACAATGGATCAACTTCGTGCGTTTGAACAACAAGCAGCAGAAGGTGGTTTAACTGCACTACGTCAAAGTCGTAGACGTATCCATGTTGATTTAGAAAAAGTTGCTGCTGAAGTTACTCAATTAGTTGGTGAAGCTCGTAAGAATATCGCAATGGGCTTAGTAGATGGCTTCATGCAGAAAATGGCAGCTAATAGTTCCGGTAATGGCATGGAACAAATGGAAGAAATGTCAGGAGCTATGGAAGGCTCAAATGAAGCTATTATCGGTGAAGAAGAAAGTATTCTCAATGATGCTATTGCTCGTAACAGTGTTTATTCTGCAAAGTACAAATTAACTGGTTATAGTGTAAACATCAAGTTTCACCCAATCGCACAACACTATTGGATTTGTGATCCTACAGTACCAGAGATGAAGGATCAACCTTTCTGCGGTTATTACGATCCAATGACAATTCAAGAAGCACTTGAGTTGTATCCAGATATCAATTTAGAAGAATTCAGAACACACGCTGAGTATAACATGAATGGTGCTTACCAAGCAGGTTCAGTGTTAAACAACTTAGCTATTCACGCACGTGACTCAGTACCTGTTATGGGTATCCCTGTCAGTTCAGCAAGTAGTGCAGACCCAGATAGTAAACAAGTTTCAATCGTTACTGTTTGGAACAGATACGACATTGACGGTGATGGTGAATTAGAACTAGTAGAATTAATCTATTCAGGCTCGTACATCATTTCAGCACGTGAAGTTGAATTTATCCCTGTTGCTAACATGTGTCCAAAACCACTACCAGGCAACTTCTATGGTATGAGTATTGCTGAATCAGTTATTCCAATGCAAGAATACAACACTTCAGCCGCTCGTGCAGAAATTCAATTAGGTCTATTAACAGCAACACCGAGATTGGGAGTTAAACCCGACAGACTAGACTTTGAGATGCTGCAAGACGGCGAAGCTGCTATCTTTATCTTAGATAGTAAATTTGACCCAGCTAAAGACGTATATCAAGTACCACCTCCTTCAGGTAACTTACAGTTCTTAGAAGTAGCCATGAATCGTATTCAACAAGATACGATGGCAATGGTTGGAATGACAAGTCCACAAGATGTGTTCAATCCAGAAGTTATGGCACCTGGTAACAGCGGCATTAAACTTCAACTAGCACTAAGTCCTAACCAAATCATTCAAGACAACACAGTGCGTAATGCGGCTGAAGGTCTACGTGAAGCGTTATGGTTAGTATGGCGCACATTGATTCAATATGGTGATGATTATGGTGTTAAGAAGTTAGCACAAACATTCCACCCAGATAAGAAGTTTGAGTTCTTAGACTACGTTGCTTGGGACGATATGAACTTCTGCGATAGAAAGCAGATTCATTTAGAACTTTCATTGGGTATGAACAGTGAAGAAAACGCATTGGGTCGTTTACAGATTATTCAGAAATGTCAGGCTGACTTGTACACTACTGTTACAGGTATGGTACAAGCAAACACATTGACACCTGAAATGTACAAGAAAGTTAAGAAGCCATTCGCAGACACATTGTATGTGTTAGGTGTTAAAGATTGTGATTCATATCTACCAAGTGATGAAGAAGTCATGCAAATGATTAAGCAAGCACAAGAAGCTATGAAAGCAAAAGAACCTACTCCGGCAGAGAAGAAAGACATTAGTGTTGCTCAATTGAACGCTATCAAAGGACAACAAATCATGGCTGAAGTTTCAGGTGAAGATGCTGAAACTCAACTTGACTACATGGCTATTGCTTCGGGAGATCCGAAAGTGTACAGCTAATCTAGGCATAAATAAAAGATGATTAATGAGAATAGCATAGAATTTTATAACACTAGATTAACAGTTGATTACAGTAATATCAGCAAGCTAAGTCCTCAACAGAAGGACCGCATAAGAAATTACGGTAGTCAAGCTGAAGCATTATTGAAAAATAAAGACCTAGCGATGTTTATACATCACTTTAAATTTGAGTTAGCAGATAACCTTTCTGGTATTAGAGGGTTCACTGCTGACGACAATCAGCAACGAGTAGCGGTATCGCATGAACTCGGTGCTATTGACAGTTTCGTAAATAGCTTGAAAAGAGCTGTTTATTTGAAAAATAAACTTGGTAACACAGATATTGATGCCCAAGTATAATACTTTAGAAAGAAATTGAAATGACAGAAAATATCAGCCCTAACAGCCCACAAGCTGCGGCCACTGAAACAAATGCAGTCCCTAGTTTAGACTCAATAGCAGCTAAAATGACCGCGATGCGAAATGAAACATTGCGTAATCAAATTGGTGCTACTAATCAGACTGAGACAGGTACAGAAGATTCGGCAGAAGATTCTAGCCCTGTGGCACCTAATGCTGTGCCAGAAATTGAGGATACTGAAGATTTTAGTATTGACGAAAGCAATCAAGAAGCAGATAGCCCTGAAGAGGTAACTACTGACA